TGCCGCCGGTGAGGTCAATTTGCAGAAATCAGGCTATGCCAGCAAGCAGGCAATCCGCGACGTACGCGCCCGCCGTCTGGCTAATATGGAATACCTGAAATCCCGCGAACTGGAGAACGTCGACACCGGCGAGCGTATTGACCTCATCGACAAGGTGCTGGCGAGTATTTCCAATCCTGAAATTCGTCGCATGGAGCTGATGAGTACCATTGCGGGCATTGAGAAATATGCGTCGAGCGTCGGACATGTTGGGATGTTCCTCACGATCACCACGCCGTCGAAATATCACCCTACGCGCATGGTCGGTAAAAAATCAGACCGACGCGTTAACTTTAATCACCGCTGGGACGAAGAGGCATTTTCACCAAAAGACGGCCAGCGTTATCTGGTGAAAATCTGGGGCAAGATGCGCACCGCCTTTAAAGACCAAGGGCTCAAAGTCTACGGTATGCGCGTTGTTGAGCCTCACCACGACGCGACGCCGCACTGGCACATGATGCTTTTCTGCGAGCGGTCTCAGCGTCAGGCGGTCATTGACATTATGCGCAGCTACGCGCTGAAAGAAGACGGCCACGAGCGCGGCGCGCAAAGCCAGCGCTTTGAGTGCAAGCATCTGAACAAGGGCGGCGCGGCGGGTTACATCGCTAAATACATTGCGAAGAATATCGACGGTTACGCGCTCGACGGCCAGCTCGACCATGAAACCGGTCAGGCTCTGTCTGATACTGCCGCCGCTGTTACCGCGTGGGCTTCGGTCTGGCGTATCCCCCAGTTTAAACCTATTGGCGTTCCCACTATGGGCGCTTACCGCGAATGCCGCCGCATCCGTGGCGTTAGCCTGTCCGCAGACTTTGACGAGCTTGTTGAGGCGGTGAGAGCCGCAGCGGATGCGGGTGATTTCGCGGCATATATGGCGGCGCAGGGTGGTGCGAACGTTCCCCGTGATACCCAGACCGTGCGAACGGCCCGCCACGTTATTGACGAGCTCAACGAGTACGACGAGGAAGTCCAGAAGGTTATTGGGATTTTTGCACCACACCTCGGAGCCGATCACGTCCACGAGACACGTACTACTAAATGGCAGATTGTCGCTAAGTCTGTGGCTGTTGCCCCTCATCCTTTGACTTTAAAAAGCGCCTTCGGCGCGCCTCGGAGTCCTGTCAATAACTGTGGGGAGGTTCAGACAGGACTCGGGCAAAGTTTGCCCCCTACACCTTCTGAGTACGCCACAGCGGTGATGAAATTAGTCGAGAGCGGAGACGTTCGGAGCGATGAGCCGGACGTCGCCAAGGCGCTGGGTGATATATTAAAAGAAACGTTATCAAAGAATAATCACAATCAACGTTCATACGACCCTTACAAAATGCGAGAGCTTGCTCCATCGTCTAGGCTCACACGGTCTGAGAGAAATAAAATACCCGAAATTAAACGGAAGTTAGAGATGTGTGGTATTCGGCCAGATAGGTGGCAAGTTGAGGTTATAGCGCGTGGTGCTAAATTCATAATAGATAACGTAGCGATTCAAGTGGATGCTTTAGCAGATTGGTCGGAATTTGATATGTAGTAATAAAGGGCAATGTAAAAGTGAACTATCTTATGTACTACTGTTTTTATATACAGCATAATGCGTTTGTAGCTTGGATGTCATAAGGCATCACGATGCAAGAAATTTGCTTCAATCAGGAAAATCTAATAGCTAAAGTAGCTAGGTGAGAGCATTGTATGAGCAGTAAGATGCTATTAAATAATGTATCATAAGTAATAAATAGCTATTTTTTCAAAGATTTATAGGTTCTTAGAGCTTGAGCGCTTGAAGGATACGCTTGGCGACTTGAATTTTCATTGATTTGTTTAGAACGTGAGCCTATAATCCGCGCGCTTTTTAATTGACCAACTATTCTCAATTAAGTTAGCTTGTGTAATAGGTCATGCATCATGAGATGTATGCCATAAGGGGAGGGCGACATATGTACAGTCCAGTGCAAATTGCCAATAAGTTTATTGAGCTCGGGGTTGCTATGAACAATCCGATAACTCCTATGCAAGCTCAAAAACTGACTTATATCGCGCATGGAATCTCTCTTGGCCACCGCGGACTGGGGCTTTTAAATGAACCCGTCTGCGCTTGGCGTTATGGACCTGTTGTTCCATCGCTTTATCATTGCTTAAAGCACAATGGTTCTGGAACCATAACTAATAAGGTGGCTGATTTTAGTTCTTTCGCTGCTGCACCAGATCTTGAAGCATATGCGAATCAAGTGGTTAAATCAGTTTACGATACATATTCGCGATATAGCGGTGAGACATTATCAGAATTCACTCATCGTGAAGGTACCCCATGGAGCCAAACTTACCATGCGGATAAAACCATCATTGATGATCAGTTAATTACCAGCTATTACAAGCGTCTTATGGCCCGAGATCCAACTTGCATCGGTTTGTAATAGTTATTAACATCAATCCCGTTAATGTAACGGGATTTTTTTATGTCTAAATTTGAGGACAACAGCTTAGAAAAGGATGTAAAACAGACTGAGAAGGCTGTAACTGGTGTTGCCGAGATAGGCATAAAACCTCTCCCTTTACCTCCCATACCCCCTTTGCCAGATCCCCCTCCGGCCCTACATGGTCCATCGCCCAAATCAGAAGAACTTGAAGAAAATGGCGATGATGCCAATAAAAAAGAAACTTCTACCGACGAACTTCAAGACGCATGGCTTTTAAGTCTGAATGTTTCGACGCAGGGATTAAATGCTCGAGTTGCATTTTTAGAGGCCCGAGCATCTGCTGCGATTAAACATGCAGAAGCTGATGGTAAGATTACTGATAACGCCTTGCGAAAAGAAATGGCTGATAAAACCTTTCTTTTCATGGAGCGTTGGTGTCTTTTTGTTGCTCTTGTTACATTTATCTATGTAGCTAAACACGATGGTGATCCGCCTAAAGAATTTATGTTGGCACTTTTAGGTACCTGTACTATCAGTATCATTGGTTTAGTTGGATTTGTTGTTAGTGGTCTATTTAAGTCATCTCCTAAAGAACCTTCATAGTTTGCATTCAGGGCGCATGGATTCGCACGTTTTCAAAAAATGATTAATCACCGCGCCGCGCCTGTACTGGCGCGGTTTTCATTGGGTCGGGCAAATGCATTAAAACCGACACATAAAGCGGGCAGGCGTGGCGGGGATAGCATTGCGCGCGGAGGCTGTTTTTAGGTATTTATTCCCGCGCCTGAGCGCGCCGTGGTGAGGTTTTCGAATCCCCGCCCGATATTGGCGTGCGTTCAGGCTTTCGCGGCGTGTCGTGCGTCTCACGGCCTCAGAGCGCAGGCGCAAAAAAGCCGCCATGTCAGGCGGCTGTATGCTCTCGGTTCAGGGTTTATAAAACGTAGTCATTGAAGCGGATCACCTCCTGACCGGCCCAATGGTTTAATTCCTTCATTCGCTCCTGTAGCGGTACCAGCTCGTTACGCACAAACACCTTTGCCGCTTTCTCAACGTCACCAAATCCGCCGGTATTGCTCGGGATAATCCCCATCATCTGCGGCGGCACGCGATGCACACTAAGCAGGTCGTCGCGGGTCGCGTTCTTGATGTTAAAGAAATCATCCTTGGTTGCCACTTCACTGAGCGGAATAATTTTAATCGCGTCGGGTTTGCCGTTCGGCGCGTGATAAAAAATATTCCTGAAATTCCCATCGCCCTTCGATTTGCTCATCATGTCGCGTAGTGCCGAAATATCCTCTTTGTTCTGCGCGGGGTCGGTTACATACATCACGTAGCCCGCGTGCGCGCCGTTCTCAAAATACTTGCGGCGGTAAAGCGTTGCGGACTCATTGAGCCACGCGCTGTTTAATGCACTGAGGTATTCAGGCAGGCCGTACAGTTCCTGATTAATGTCGGGCTCCTGCAAGTGAAAAATACTATTTGCAGCGAAAGAGTGGGGCGCGGCGTAGTTTTCAACAAACCAATAAAGCCCGTTCTCTACACCGCGGCGGGTGTATTTCGCCGGTGAGGTTTCCAGTTTTAAGAGTTGGCCGGTGCGGCTCCTGCGCTGCTCCATAAACCCGTTGCCGAATACAATATAATCCAGCGCGTAGCGGCTAAACTGCTGCTGAGAAAGCAGCGGGTGCGGGATAAAGGTGCTGGCGAGAATATTACGTTTGACGTACATC